AAAGACGCAGAAGAATCTTTCTTGTCGCAGATTTTGCAGGAAAATGTGCCGGAAAAGTATTATTTGAGTCAGAGAGCGTGTTCGGGAATTTTAAGAAGAGCCTCTGCTCGTGGCAAGGAACTGCCGGAACTGCTGAAACGGGCATTGGAGAAACAGGCACAATATGTTTAAACGATCAAGGCGGAGAACGTATAGATGTGACGCAAGACAAAACAACTACATTGAGAGCACAGGCACATCATCCGCCGTGTGTAATGTTTGAAAATCACTCTCAAGATACAAGATATATAGGTCCGTTGGAAGTATCACAGACAGTGCTTGCAACTTTCGGAACGGGCGGTAATAATCAGCCGTTTGTTGTGCATACACCGAAAACTTTAAAAATCAGATGCGGATGTGACGGCGGCGGTAAAGGTGCATTGATACAAGAAAATAAGTCGGCAACATTAAGCTGTAATAATGACCAGACCTTATTTGAACCGAAAGTGTACGGGATATGTTCAAACGACAGCAATTCGATGAAGTCTGACAATCCGAACAGCGGAATATATGCGGCAGATACTTCTCGTACCATTGATTGCGGAGGTGTAAATCCGTCATCTAATCAAGGAGGTATGGCTGTTGTTGCATTACAGGGTTCAATGATTGGACGTAAGGAGAAAAACGGACCAAACGGCAGCGGATTTAATCAGGATACATCATTTACATTAAATACAGTTGACCGACATGCAGTTGCATACGGAATTGACCGTGCTGCATTTAATCAAGGACAAAATGCGTTATATGATTTTGCAATAGAAAAAGAGAAACAGCCGACAATGGTGGCAAAAGGTCCGGGAGCGGTAGCTGAACCTGCATATTCGGCAAGCAAGGCATCATTTTTTACAAGTGCCGAAAAAGAATGTGCAAATACACTTGTTGCAAGCGATTACAAAGACCCTCCGCTTGTAAATGATACAAACGGTACGGAATATATAGTAAGACGTCTGACACCTAAAGAATGTGCTCTGCTGCAAGGGTTCCCTATATGGTGGTGTGACGGTTTGGAAACAGAAAATCCTACGGAAGAAGAAATTCAGAAATGGTCGGACATTTTTGAAAATCACAGAAAAGCACTTTGTAAAAGTACAAAAACGAAAACAAGAAATCAGATTATAAAGTGGCTTAAAAATCCTCATTCCGACAGTGCGGAATATACGATGTGGGGAAATGGTGTTGCACTTCCGTGCGTGTTCTATGTATTGAACGGAATTGCTCACTATGCTGAACTCACAAATTCTGTAACGTAATATTGTGTACTATACAACTTGATATATTTTCTGCATGACGGTAATATGTGCTTAACAAAAAAATAAAGGAGGATTGCCGTAATGGAAATTAAATATAATCTGACAGGAACGGAAAGAAAGGCTCTCGTGAAAACAGTTAGCAATATAATCGGAGAAAAGTTTAAATATCTTGGAGCACCGTCGTTTGCTTATCAAATTGGCGACGACTGTACAGTTACGAGTGACGGAACACTTAAAATTTCAAACGACACCGACAATGATAAGGTTGAGCATTTACTTGAAAAGCTGTATGAGTGCGGATATGAAACCGAGAATGACAAAAATGTTGATATTTCAGACACAAATAAAGATTTTGAAAGTGAAACAATAGGCTGTTCAATCGGACTGCCGATTTCAAAATTATCCGATAAACCTTGTAACGATAAAATCATTGCAAATCTCAAAGCGATTATTGCGGGTAAAATGACCTTGTTTCAAAAAGCAGTCGGTACGGATAAGGAACTGAAAGTTGAATGGAACAAGGATGAAATATGGTTTGACTGGTTTGACAGCGTAATTCCAAATGAAAAGCTTGGACTTTATATATCACTTTTCAAAGCCCTTTACCAAATGGCAGAAAAAGCTGTAAGAGTGAATACAAAGGATAAGCCGGTTGACAACGAAAAATTTGCAATGCGTACATTCTTAAATCGTATCGGTTTATCAGGTATGGAATATAAACCGCTCCGTAAAGAACTGATGAGAAATCTCAGCGGTGACGGTGCATTTCGCTACGGCGGACCGGAGCGATGTAAGTAAGAAAAATAAACACAAACTCAATCCACAGCCGTAATGTACACAAATTACAGTGTATATTATTGTGTACTAATCGTATTGATATAATCTCCGTATGACGGTAATATGTGTTACAAGAAAAGGGCAGAAAGCCTAAAAAACGGAGGAAATACAATGAACGAGAAAACAAGAATTCAGATTGAGGAAATGAAAAGACAGACCATCGGTGTTGAGGTTGAAATGAACAACATCACAAGAGAAAATGCTGCGAGAATAGCCGCAGACTATTTCGGAACAGGCAGATACAAATATACAGCAGACAGAAACGGTTATTATACTTGGTCAGCTTGGGACACAGAGGGCAGAGAGTGGAAATTCCAAAGGGATGTAAGCATTGCAGGGGTTGACAGTGAGAAATGCGAATTGGTAACGCCGATTCTTAAATACGAAGATATTCCGCTTTTGCAGGAACTTATAAGAAGACTTAGAAAAGCGAAAGCCAAAAGCGATGCAACACGAGGATGCGGTGTACATATTCATATCGGTGCTAACGGACACACAGCACAGACACTTAGAAATCTTGCAAACATAATGGCAAGCCACGAAAGCCTCATAGCAAGTGCATTAAATATTTCACAGAGCAGAATAAACAATTACTGCAGAATGGTAAGTCCGAAATTTCTTGATAACCTTAACAGAAGAAAGCCAAGAACAATGTCGGAATTAGCGGATATTTGGTACACATCAAACGGTGCAAACTACGGCAGAACACAGCATTACAACGACAGCAGATACCATATGCTGAATCTACACGCAACTTTTACAAAAGGAACGGTTGAATTCAGACTTTTTCAATTCGATGCACCGTCCAACGGAAAACAAAACGGCTTACACGCAGGACAGTTAAAAAGCTACATTCAGCTTTGCCTTGCACTCAGTCAGATGGCAAAAACACTAAAGTCAGCAAGTCCGAAACCACAGCAGACTGAAAATCCTAAATACGCAATGAGAACATGGCTTTTAAGACTTGGATTTATCGGTGAAGAATTTGCAACGGCGAGAGAAATCCTTACAAAACACCTTGACGGAGATGCATCATTCAGAAATGGCAGAATGGCATAACCGAAGAAAACAGCCTCCTATAACCTTAAAACTGTGACCGCATTTGGCGGTCTTAAGGTGGTAGAAGGGTGTTTCCTTCGGAAAGGATATGATAATAATGAAACGGTATTACTTAGCTTACGGCAGTAACCTTTACACACCGCAAATGCGGTATCGCTGTCCGTCGGCACGGCTTATGGGAACTGCGGTTATAGAGAATTACAAGCTGATGTTCAAGAAAAGCAAAACGGGCTCTTATCTGACCGTTGAACCGAAACAAGGTGCGGAAGTCCCTGTTGCCGTGTGGCAGTTGACAACAGAGGGCGAACGGTCGCTTGACCGCTACGAGGGGTATCCGAAATATTATTATAAAAAGGAATTTCAAGTAACGGTAACAGGAATTAAGACGGGCAAAAAACGTGAACGCACAGCATTTGCATATATATTGGACGAAAACAGACCGAGCGGTGTTCCGTCAATGAGTTATGTTATGACTTGTCTTTGGGGATACAGAAACTTCGGATTTGATTCAAAACAGTTGTTACACGCTATTGACGAAAGCAAAAAGGAGACAATGATATGAAGAAGTATGAAGATATAAAAACAGCCATATGTCCTAAATGCGGACAGGAATACACGGGCAGACCAGCATTATCAAGAGCAGATAACAAAACAATGATTTGTCCTGACTGCGGAATACATGAGGCTCTTGAAAATATCGGTGTAGGTAAAGAGGAGCAGAATGAAATACTTGAAATTATACACCGCAGTATGAGAGAGAAAGACAAATAATTCTGAAACAGTTACAGCCAACGGACGGTTTAAGCCGTCCTTATGGCAGTAGAAGCGGTATTACAAAAATCAACCGCTCAGAAAGGACGAAATATTATGAAAACAAAAATCTACGGAGCATACGGCTCAAACATTAATTTGGAACAGATGGCGTATAGATGTCCGCATGCTGAAGTGTACAAGGTGGGGTACATAAACGGCTATCGGCTCACATTCAGGAGCGGAGGCTTTGCCAACATTGAAAAATCTGAAGGAGACCGAGTGCCTGTTCTGCTTTGGGTTATTACAGAACAGTGCAAAAAGACACTTGACCATTATGAGGGTTATCCGAGCTTTTATATCAAGCAGAATATTTCTGTGGAAATTGATAACGGCGAAGATACGATTGAAGCGATGTTCTATGTTATGGACGATAAATACTGTCAAAAGATGCAGACACCGACAGAGTATTATTACGGAGGAATAGAACGCGGGTATAAATCTAACGGTATGCCCGTGGAGGAATTAAAGACGGCATTTGAACGCTGTATGGCGGAGGTGAATTGAGATGGATAATTTTTTTACACAGAAAAACTGTGACCGATGCGGAAAGTCTTTAAAAGACGGTCGAATTCAAAGTATGTTTAATAGCGAATGTATCTGTATGGACTGCAAGAAAAAAGAATGTACCGATTCGGAATACAAAAAGGCACAAGACGCCGACATTGCAGAAATTCGCAAGGGAAACTATAACTTTAAGGGAATACGAGGGTAGTATATACACAAATAAAGGCTGTATTTTTTGTATAGTAATGGTATTGATAAAGTCCTCACATAACGGTAATATGTGTACAACAAAAAGATAAACAGACCGAGAAAACGGAGGAAAACAAAATGCTAAAATTAAAGAAACTTTACAGCCTTATCAACCGAAACGCAACAATAAAATTGGTTAATGAAAAACGTACAGACGTTTATTTCTGCGGAACAGTTAAAGATATTCCTGACCAATATGATTTATGGAAAGTAGTTGACCTTTTTGAACTAAACAGCTATGAATATGAGATTATGATTACAGAAAAATAAGAAAATACAATTTTTAAACCGCCTTAAATGGCGGTTTTTTGTATGAAAATTTTTAATGGCAAGAAATTTATACGAATGGAGGTGATACGCTTGGCACAGAGGGGCAGAAAGCCGAAACCAACGGCGGTAAAACAGCTTGAGGGTAATCCGGGCAAGAGGCAGTTAAACGCAAATGAGCCGAAACCTGTGGCTCGTGCACCGTCTTGTCCGAAATGGCTTGAAGATGATGCGAAAAAGGAATGGAGACGTCTTGCAAAACAGATGGAACAGCTCGGTATTCTAACAGAAGTTGATATGGCGGCTTTTGCGGGATATTGCCAAGCTTATGCACGTTGGAAAGAGGCAGAAGAATTTATATCAAGACACGGTGCTATTGTCAAAACTCCGAGCGGATATTGGCAGCAAGTGCCGCAGGTATCTATTGCTCAGCAGTATATGAAACAGATGAGCAAGTTCTGTGAACAGTTCGGTCTTACTCCTGCGTCAAGGTCAAGAATTGTAACAGACAAAGGCAATGACAGCAGTGATGACGCTATGGAACAGCTTCTTTCATTAGGCGGAGAGAAAAAGTAATGTATGATGAAAATAAAGCAAAACGTGCAGTTACATTTATAAATGCACTTAAACATACAAAAGGCAAATGGCGGGGTGTGCCTTTTGAATTGCTGCCGTGGCAGGATAAAATAATAAATGATGTGTTCGGTACGGTAAAGGAGAACGGATACAGACAATACAACACAGCATATGTTGAAATACCGAAGAAGATGGGTAAGTCAGAACTTGCAGCAGGAATGGCGCTGTATCTTACATGCGGTGACGGTGAATGGGGTGCAGAAGTATACGGCTGTGCAAGTGACCGTCAGCAGGCAAGTAT